TTCCATAGCAACTTGTTTCATTGCGGCTTGTTGTTCTACTGTTAAGCTAGCAAAGAAATCTTTGTTAACTAAGATTGTAGTTAGATACATGCTGTGGTTAGTAACACCAATGTGGTGATGACCAGCGTGGTAAGCTTCTGCTTCATAACGTGGCAATGTTGTTTCACGTGTTTGACTTGCTTCATAACGATCAATCTTAACATAAGACTGATCACCTTGTAAACTAGCGTCTTTAAATGGAATTACATTTAAGCCAAACGCCTTAGCTGTATCAATACGTACAGTACTAATATCAGTTACACAATTTAGACCTTTTAAATCTTCAACTGTTGTTAGTTTGTCATTAGATGCAAACACACGATAGCCACCTGAGTATGTAAATGCTAAGCCTTTAGCACTTGCATTTTGCTCAATTGTGTCTAATAGATGTTCACCAATTTGACCATCAAGAACACGAGTAGCGTGTTCATGGCTATCAAACAAGAATGGCATTTCTAATGCAAAGAAATCTGGGCAGTACCACTGACCAACGTTGCCGATTTGTGTTTGAGTCATTTCAATATCGCCAGAGTGCATTAGGCCTACTGAATCCATCATTTCTTTAGCAACACCAAATTTAGCTTGGTATTCTTCTTTTTTATACATTTCTACTTGGATTTCGTCGTTTGTTAGAGCGCGAATACGCTTGTCAAACTCTTTAGCTGTGCGTAAGAAAAGCTCAACTGGTTCGTGTTCTAATAGCCAACGGATTTTACGTGGTTGTTTCATGTGGGAAATCTCCTGAAGTTCTTACTTTTATTTATCATTTTAGCCCGTTTGGGCTAGATTAATTGGTGCGACTGGCCAGAATCGAACTGGCATGCCCTGCGGCGCAAGATTTTAAGTCTTGTGTGTCTACCGATTTCACCACAGTCGCAGATTTTACTTAAATTTAGGCTCTTTATCTTTTTTAAGATCTTCTTCAGCTATAAATTTTGGCGGAAAGGTCAAATGCTGTGACCAAGTAATTGGTTTCCAAAATTTGTGAAGAATATTGTTTATTACAACTGCGCCAATAACAAACACAATAAACCCTAAGGCTGTTAAAATACTTGCCGCTAAAAATACTGCGGCTTGATCCATGTTCATTTTACTTCCTTAAATCTGGTGCCCCAAGCGAGACTCGAACTCGCACACCTTTCAGCACTGGCTTCTAAGACCAGCGTGTCTACCAATTCCACCATCGGGGCAATGTACTACTTATCAACTAATTCTGGTGGGCCAACTTGGAATTGAACCAAGACTCAATCGATTATGAGTCGATTGCTTTACCATTAAGCTATTGGCCCAACTACACATGTATTATATATTATTGCTGTTTAAAGGTCAACGGCGTTGGCGACGTATTTCGGATAGACTGCGTTTGGGTCTTACCGATTCAGAATATCTGAGCTCATCGTCTGGCTCAACATAGTCTGGATGTCCGGGTGGGGTGTAATCTTGATTTGGTCTTGTTGGTTTTTTGGCCACTGGTTGCTGTACTGGTGCTTTTGTAGCGGCGGGTGCGGGTGTAACTGGCACAGGTGGTTTGGTAATTGCTTTGGAACCTGTTGCCGGTTTCCATGACCCTTGTTGTACTGTAGTTAATTCTTCTAACAACGGACCTTTTTCGATGATGTTACGAACATAAGGGCCTTCTTTTTTGTTTTCAATTTTAACACGAATACTTACTAGTTCTCGTTTTGGATCTGAGACATCATGGATACCAATTTCTGGGCGACCTTTTGCTTCTTTATAAGTTGCTGTTAAGTTAACATTATGTAACTTTTGTACTAGATCATTAAAACGTAAAATCTTGAAGCCGCCCTTGCTAAAGTCTACTAGCTCAACATTCTTTTCGCCTAATGTAGCAAAATACGAAACGGCATTAGCAACTTTTACTACAAAAGATGCTTCAGTTCTGTCATTGTTACCACGTAGTTCTTTACCTAGCTGATCAGCAATGTTGCGATACATATATTCCAATGCTTCAAACTGATCGTTGTTACGTAGTTTTTCAAACTTTTTAGTCATTGGCAACACATCAACACCAAAGTAGTTCCATAGTTTAATCATACTGGCCATTTCGCTGCCGCCAACTTGACCAAACTGCTTGATGCCGCCAACTTTAAGACTAGTGTTTAACCGTAACCGCTTACCGTTAACTTGTACAAACACGTCAACCTTGCTTGATTTTTCAGCAAGTGCTCCGTTGGCAATAATTTCAATCGAGTCTGTTTTACCGTTGATATAAAAGTAACGGCTGTAACGTTCTGCATTGGGAGTATTTACATAGGCGGCGGCACTACTAAACTCTTGCATAAGTGCTTCGCGCTTTTTTAAATCCATCAGGTCTTGGAAAGGTTTTGTTTTTAAGAATAGATTAAATGTAATAGTGTCAGCATGCCGGTTATCGGCATCATTTACCGTAACGGAGTATACGTCTTCGGCTTTATTACTCAACTGTGCAAGAACACGTTCTACATCTTGTACCGTAACTTGTGCTATTTCTTCTTGTGGGGCACGTTTAGTAAACTTAGCAAACATTGCGGCACCAAGAATGCCTTCTGCAATCTCGCCACGGTTAGCTAGTTTATCTGCGTGTACAAAACAACTGTTCATACCGCTTGCACCGCCATAGTAAACCCACAATGTGTTATCGGCGTCACGGAATGCTTGACTAGCAACACCCGGAGCATTTTTGCCTACGTAGGCTTTAATTTCTTTGGGGTTAACTTCAGACTGATCAACACTAACCATTGGTTCTTCGATGTTAACGCCTTGATGCGATAATGCATCAGCCATTGCACGACCAGATTTACTACCACTAATTAGGTACGTTGTACCCATTGGATAGTCTGCAATAGTAGCTTCAGTGATGATATCGATTAAATTACGCATCAAGTATTTATCTGCGTTCTATATCTTCTTCAGCACAGTCCGGGCCATACTGTATTTCTACCAGCTTTAGTGGATCTTTGAACGGATTAGTCAGTTGATGCCATTCAGTACGAGCTACAAAATAGCTTCCATGTATTCCTAACGTGGTTGTTCCAGTTTCGTTAACCACACGGGCCATACCTTCGGCTACTTTCCAGTATTCAGATCGCATTTTATGACGTTGCATACTTAGTTGTTTACCCGGCTCGACTACTAACTCCTTAACTTTCGTTCCAGGGACGTTGTATAAGACTCGGTAATACCCCCAAGGACGATAGATCTTAGGTGCTTTCCACTCCTCAAGGATCCAACTACTACTGTTGGCTTTATTAGTTCCCCCAACACCAAATGCAAATGTTACTCCTGTTACTGACATTTCAGGAATGTTGTTTTGTGTGCGGTCACCACCATTGGCAAATATGATAGTAGCATCTGGATATTCGGCTTGAACTTTACGTATTGCATCAATTGCGGTGTTATCGTCATCGGAAAAATTAATTACATAATCAACCATTGACAGATTATCAATGATACAGGCACGTTCCGTGAACGGCATAAATGCCCGACCCTTTTTACGTTCTAGCCACTGGTCGCTGTTTAGTCCTACTATTAGCATGTCGCCTAAAAGTCGTGCTTCTTTAAGATAAGCAATATGCCCACTGTGTATGGGATCAAATCCCCCGGTTACTATTACAATTTTCATTTTAATTTGTTATTTGATATAAGTTTTTATCGAACCAACTTACAATTACATCTTCTAATCTAGCGTATCCATATTTACTTACGCTATTAATTACGCTGTCGTTAATTAAATTACGATCCGCTAAATCGTACCATGTAGCATCTTGAGTTAATGGTCCGTGTTCGCTAGCATACACGCCAATATACAACCAAGGGCTATTTTCTTTACGATAAAAATATGCATCTCTACAATCAAACCCGCTAACGGCCAACATATACATCATGTTTAATATATTGTAGCTGTAATATTCCTGACTATAATTGACGACTACTAGACGATTATTATACAAGTAAGTAGTCTGTGGTATTGTCATTAATAACATACCATTAACATTCAGTGTACTTTTCCATGTATTCAAACACTTAAATGGGTCTCGGGCATACTGGAAACTATCATGTGCCCAAATTAAATCAACATTCCTAGGAACAACACGAGTTTCAAAGTCTCCTTCAATAGCTTTTACGTTAGTATTGTTTTTTAGTATGTCTGGTTCTATTTGGTTAATATCTTTATCTACAGCATATACTAGATAGTTGTGCGGAATAGGCGGATCGTCACGTGTAGTTAATGTAGCCCACCACTCAACGTCTCGACCTTCGCCACAGCCCATATCGGCTATGACTTCTAAATTGTCAAGAAAGGTATCATACCCATAGATCATGTTTAAAAATTCTAAACTATGATCATGGCTGGCGTATGAGTTTTTAAACAGGCCCATGTTGTAGTATCTCTATAATTAATTTCTTTTTAAGTTCTGCAAGTCTTGGTTCAAGTTGGTAAATTGCTTCAGCAATCTCCGTATCAGAACCCCAGCCACGTTGTGTACTTAAATTATAAGCAAACTTAGCAACCGTATCTTTTTCTAATTGTATATCTACTACATTGTGCATTGGTTTAGCCTTAATGCACATGTTAAACTCTTCTAATAGTTGATCAGCTCGTGCTTTCCAGTCTATCATGATACAACAATATCCTCCATACCCGCCGTTCGTAATCGAACAACGTGCCCTAGCATAAAGTTCTTACTCTCTATGCCTTTCATTACTCCTAACCATTTGTTACGGAGTAGTGCTACCTCGTTGATAATAGTTTCCATATCAATAACTTCGTCTTCGGCTTCTGCATACTTTTCTGCATCTCGGCTTGTTAATGCACGAGCATAGGCTTCTAAATATTTTTTATAGTGTGACTGACGTATTTTACGCAACTGTATATTAAGAAACTCTAATACTGCTTCAATTTCTTGCAATTGATTAAAACGATGTTCTGTTTCACCCGGCAAGTTACTTAATGCTCGTTCTACGTTGCCTCGAATTTTAATGTCGGCTTTAGCCGCAATAAGTTCGCCTTCATAGTAATCAATGAAGTTTGGAATTTCTCCAAGATTGGCAACGATTTTATTATAAAACATAAGTGTGTAGTACTAACGCCTGTTTTGATGTAACATTGTTTTTTGTAAAGTTATCGCTTGTGTGTAATAGACTTGAATCCCAATATATTAAACTACCAAACTTCCATTCCAATATAGTATGCACAGTCAAACATTCTAAATCTTCAGTGCTAAGATGCCCAAGATGTTCATCTTTATATTGCATAGCATTATTTTCTTTAATCGATTTATTACTATACCAACCTTCTTTATTCCAATTTGTAGTTAATTTGTCTGTTCTATTAGAAAATTCATCAACCTCATTAAAAATAACAGTATGAACTTTGCTTTTAAACGACCTATCATTGTTAACTGAGATTGGGATTAGCATTGCAAACTTTGGTATCCCTTTATCATCCATTTGGTAATAATCTGAATGTAGTGAAATAGGAACTCCATCATTTAAATATGTAACTCTGTTAAGAAGTAGCTCTTTGCCAAATGTTTCTTGTATTTTGTTAAAACACTTTTTAACAAACCACGGGTAAAGACTATTATTTGCATCAATTCCGTTGCCATAACTAAATGCCGATTTTAAATTCGACAGGTATTTTATCACTGGGTCCAGTTCTGGCTCAGTAAAGAAATTATCAATTACGCCCGATTTACCAATCACCTTCTTCGTCCTCAACTTCATCATCGTCGGCTGAGTATTCTTTAAGGGCACGTTTAAGTGTATTATCTGCTCCGCCAAAATTAGCAAGCTCTTCATCATTTAACATGTCAACCATAATGCTCATAAGATTGTCTGCGGCTTCTTGACGATCTTTCTGTGGGATATACTGTTTTAAAATAGTATATGCTTCAATTAAAACTTCTACGTCCATACTCATTGTTTAGTTTCCTTTGATATTAATTTTAGTGTAGCAATTACCGTGTTACACACAGTTTGGTTGCCTTCTTTTGAATAATGATTTATTAATCCCGGTTGGGTATTTAACAAATCAACAAAGTCTAGTACATATTTTTCTGTTGCCGCCCATGTATCAAACGTTGCAAGAGTGATAACTTTTTTATCAGCTAATATAGTGTTTATCTTATCTCTAAATAATCCATAACTAACTTCAAAAAACTCTTCGTCAAAATGATATGTAAAAAACTTCTTTGCCGCACATAAACTTCTATTGAACATATTTTTTAACTGAAAAGAATGATATTCAATGTCTGTATAAATTAAATCTGACTTATTGTGCAATACATCATTAAAATGTACAGGGTGTAGTCTAGTAGGCACACGGTACGGGCTCGTGTGCGCTACAATAACTGCATCAAATACGCTTAAATCTTTAACTGAAAGTAATTGTTTGTAAATTTTATACTCACTAACTCCTGCTTGTGCAAGATTAGTTACGGTGTGCTGTTCTGCTAGCAGACTGGGCCAACCTAAATAGTCTTTATATTTAGTAGACCAATCTGCGGCAAAGCTATCACCAATGATGAGTATATTACTCAACTACTTCCTCTTTTTTAGACTTCTTTGGTTTTTCTTCAACAATAGCTTCTACTACTGCTTCGAGTTCTTCTACATCAACAGTCTTGTGATGTGGGTTAGCAACAAAGTCTGCCATGGCACGATCCAAACATACATCTTCATTTCGTTCCCATGCTTTGCGGAACTTCTTGATAATAGTGCCATCAACTAATGTATATACCAAACTGTTACCTTCTTTAGCAAGTAAGCCCTTGCCTTCAAACAAGTCAACTAGACCAGAGTAGGGATTCATACCTTCTTCGTACGGAATCTTAACCTGTACTGATTCAAAAGGTTTAGCATAACGTGTTTTCATAATCTTACAAGCGGCACGAATACCTTTAACTTCTGAGATCTTGTTGCCATCTTCATCTTCTTTTAATTTCAACTTACGCATTGCCACAACGATAGAGGAAGCGTAGATAAAACCCTGTCCACCGCTGATCTTGTCATCAGGATCAAACATGTCCTGTGATGCGTATGTGTGTGCTGTACATACTAGGCCTAGATTCAAACTACCAAACATATTAACACAATTACGAACTAGTGCGGCAAGTGCTTTAGGCTTACGACCCATATCGCCTTTCATGTCTCCTGCTTCAAATTGGTTAACGTCTGTTGGTGTTAGCAACATACCTAGCGAGTCAACTACAAACAAAACCTTAGGACGTTCTGTTTCCGGTAGTGTTTTGTATTCTTTAACAAACTCACTAATCATCTTACCCACATCGTCAATCATGGCCATGTTAAGTTTGAGAAGTTTGTCCTCGCTTGTGTCTACATTCAATGCATGTAACCACTTTTCGTCAAGTGCGTTTTCGCTATCAACCAGGATAACATAAATGCCTTGCTTCTGTGCGTTAGCTACCAAATTGCCTGAACAGATAAAACTTTTACCTGCACCAGATTCACCAGCAAATACTGTAACTTTACCTAGCGGAATACCTTTGTTAAAGTCGCCGCTGATAAGATAGTTCA